TTATTATTATTATATTATATATTTATAAAGATTTAAAAACAAAAAAAAAATAATTAAAAATATAAAATTTACTTTTTATAGGATGCTTTTGCATCTTTCATTGCCTGTTTATACGAACATTTATGTTGTTTAGCATAAGCCATACAATGTTGAATCCATTTAGAAACGGGTTTTTTACCACCAATTTTTACTGCTTTTACAATTTCAGCTCCTCCAATTTTACGGTCTAGTTTAGCTGGCATTTCTCCTCCTGCTAGTCCTTCCTCTTCATCACTTTCACTTTCACTTTTACTTTCACATTGTTTTTTCATAGCTTTCTTACCTTTCTTTGCCTTTGCTTTACCTCTGCCTTTGATATCTTTCTTTTGTTCTAAGTTATTCCAATATCCGCCTTTTAGTTCTTCTTTGAGTTCTTCTACTTTTTCTTCTTTCTTAGCTTTTTTAGATTTCTTAGATTTACGTTTCTTTTTTCCTAAACCTGCTAAGAGTTCGGGATTTTCAGCTACATAAGAAAGAGCCTCAGGTGCAACTTTGAGAGCTTCCTCTCCAACATCTTTTACACCTGAGTATATGTCCTCTCCAACACTTTTTATACCGTCCCAAACATCACTACCCACTTCTTTAATACCAGACCACATGTCATCAAAAATATTGCCCCCTTCCATATGTTTTTGAAACTTAGCCATACCAATTCTGCGTCCTCCTTGCATTTCACTATCGGCTTTCATACCCTTATTACCTAACATACTCGTATTTTCAAAATCAGCAGGTGGGACATATCCTGAACCAATCATATCATTACTAGCCATTAAAGTTCCTGAACCCATTATTTGATTACTATTTTGATAATGTCTATATTCATCTGGTCGAGGTTTATATATTTGTCTAGGTTTATTAGATATAGTGCCAGTTGCCATATCATAAGCACGACCTACTCTTTTTTGGTTTAGAATTTCACGTTGATATAATCCCATTACCTGTTGGTTGGCATTGTCATCATATTCAGTAGTCATTTTTTGATATTGAAATTTTATAAGATTTATAAAACTGTTATTATGTTGTATTATATATTATATATATAATTTATATTAATTTAATAAGAGAAAAAAATAATAATAAATGTTTAGTTAAGTTTTACAAAACTTATTCATATAAGACTTTCTGGTTTTTCTTTTTTATCATCTGCTATATCTTCAAAATCTGGAAAGTCTAATTTAATTAGTTGTAATATATCCATTAAAGCTTTGACTCCTGCTTTATTAGTTAATAATGACTTAATTGCATCAGGTTCTGTTGGTTCTGCATTTTGAAAAGTTGAATATGCAATAAGTGGTTCTTGTTCTATAACAGGTGTTATTTCTATAACTGGTTCTGGTGTTGGTTCTGGTTCAAAATCTTCAACTTTCAATTGTTCGCTTATTTGAAATTTATGTTCTTTTAGTTGAGACTCAATATTTTTATATTTATAAAAACTGTAAATTGCAGTTATAATAGATACTCCATAAGCAGATATACTTAATAAATCATTTTCCATTTTTTACTAGAATAAATATAATTGTAATAATCTATAATATTATAATATTGTTTTATTATTTATAAAGAAAATAAAATTTGAAAATTAAACAAATAATTAATAAAAATTAATAAAACATGTAATTATGTTTAGTTAAGTTTTACAAAACTTATTTACATAAGACGACCAGCTAGACGACCACCAGACATACCACCACCAGATGCACCATAACCTGCCATCTTCAAACCTTTACTAGCAAGACCAGCTACTCCTTCTTTACCTTCTAATGCTTTTCGCACTTCTGGGAGAGCTTTTTCTGCAAGAGATTTAAGCAATGGTAGATGACTAGAAATATTCGATTTAATCGAACTCCACCAACTACCTTTACCAATCATACGAGTCAAATCACCGTGAGAAACGGGAGTTTGCATACTTGCATCTAGGCACATTTGTTTAGATAAAACACCACTGTATACCTGGGCAGAACCATTGTTGATAGCAATTAATCCAGAATTCATCACCATAATAATGATTTGTCCTGTCAAATTAGCACCAGTATTATTTACATAATCAACATTAATCTGTAAGTTATATTGACCGATACTTCCTGGTGCTTGTAGAGCTGGTTCATTGAGAGCAATATGACGTCCAAAATCCAAAATAAGGGGGGCACCAGCAGTGAAAAACGATTGTGTAGCATCAGCAGTCAAATCAGCAGTTCGTGCTGTATTTTGATTGAAATATGCAGCTTTATTAGCACGTCCAGACCATTGATTCCAGCTTCCAGCATAACCTGCTTCTTTACTCATACGATACAGCGTCCTTTGGTCTGCACTAGAAAGGAGACCTGAGGTATTGTTCCAGTTAATACTTACTTTTGTAATTGGTAGAAAGCAATCAGGGTCGTTATAACTTAAATCACTTTGTTGTTTTTTAACAGCAATAAAAAGTTTACTGGGTATTTGATTGAGCTGAATGTTTTGAGAACTAGCAGAATTTACATTTGGTTTATATGATGATACAGTGAGACCAGTTGCTATATTAACATCATTTGAAAAAGTAGCACCTCCTTTACATTCAACAGCTGCGGTCAAATAGCGTGGTAAATCATAGTATGAATGGCAGTTGGTTTGTGGTAAAATAACGTCAGGTGGACAGGTCAACGACTCAATGATGAGTGTTGGTTGAGTGATAGAATCAATAACACAACTGAAATCATTACCATCCGCATTAGTCCCAAATCGGGCAGGGTCATATGCTCTGCGCCAGCAACGCTTAGCCTGTGAATCGAAATTGAAAACTGCACTAATATTGCTGATACCATACATACCGAGCGCATTTCTAATGGTGGTGAAAGGAGAAAGCAATAGAGGTTCTACTAAACGATACGTAATATAAACAGTCATTTTTGTGTTATCATTAGGAGCTGCAACGTTGCCTTCAATAGATTCATAAGCAAAAGCACCTCGGGGAGCGTGATTTTCATCATCAGCAAACCTAACACTAGAAAGAGGGTTGTTAGTAGTAAGAGCACTAATAAATCCCAGAGTTTGAGCTGCAACACCATTCATATCTAATTGAGCTGCTGTTTGAATATCAGCAGCTGCATTTGTTCCTGGTAAAGCTGCAACAACAGGAAAAACAGGAGTATATACAGATGAATAAGATTGACAGTTATCTAAATAGGTAGGTGTCATTGATGCATAATGGACTAGTTCTTCTTTACTCATTCCCTGCAACATAAGTGGGAGAGTATCTACAAAGTTATTCGAAACAGTAGTAGAGTTAATCGTGACGGTAGCAGTAGTCAATAAAGAATGCATAGGAAAAGGTGCGAGAGAATCAGTGCTGCCTATGTTTATTAAAAAATCACCTTTATTTCTAACAGTTCCCGTGCACTTAAATCGCACAGTATTCTGCCACAAAACCTCGGTAGAAATGATTGTATTTACACTGGGTGTATAGACCTGAATGGTAGAGGAGGATGGAGATGCAGATGCACCTACAAAAGGTTGAACTACAATGCTTTGGGCTGATTTATAAACGGCAAAAGGCAATACATCCTTAGGCATGAGTTTATCATCACGAACAAGAATAGGTTCGATATTAGAGGACATTTTTAATAAATAATAATTTAATATATAGTTGAATAGTTGAAAGTTTTATAAAAATTTATAATTTTGTTTTATTAATATTATGAAATATAAAAAAAATAAAAATTAAACAAAATATTATTAAGAAAAATATAAAAATTACAGATTTTTACAAATTTAATAATTATTATAATTATTAACAATTGTTGAATATCTTTTTACGAAACAATATTTTACAATTGGCGCTTTGTCCAGAGAGGAGAACCATAGGATGTAAATTTCCCAGTTTATCCTTCCAACCGAACGATATTTGAACTCTGGATAATTCAGTATTACTTCTTAAATCGCTTAATCTATATTCGGCAGTTGGGCTGTAAGAATTGATACCGCGGAGTTCTAAACCAGTAAATAATGGAACCTCAAAATCACTTATTACATTACTTAAATTAGCATTGTTTAATGGAACTAATGGATTATTAGTATATACTTTGGGAGCACCTACATTTGTAGCTTCAACAGGTATTAAACTACTAGTTAAAACAATACTAGAAACAGGAACCCACGCAGGAACGGATGAATAAGATTGAGTTAATGTATAATAATTATATTGATGACCGTTAGCACCTAAAAATGGTTGGCTTACAATATTACCATTGACTGGGAGAGGCTTAAAGTTTATTAAATAATTTTGACCTAATGTTGATGAAAAGCCCAAATTATATGTAGGAAAACTATTCAACCAGTTATACATGCTAGCATTCATAAATACATTTACTGAATGGCTATTAGCTCTTGTAATATCAGTAGTTATATTTTGATTTGTAAAATAATCACTAGCACCATAAAATGTCAATTTGTTTGTGTCTTCATCTAAAACTAAATATGGTGCTGAACTAGTGCCTAATGGGTATACCCCGTTATGAATTAATGCCATAGCATCATAACAACTTTTAAGTGTCTTATTCATCATATCTACAATAGTTTGAACTGAATTGACATAAAAATAATCATTAAATAAAATGTCATTTGGATTTTGTGCGTAAGTTGGAGCTTGTAAGTAAATATTTTCTGGTTCAAAAATCATAAATTTTTGAATAGGTGCATAATTATTAGGAACACCTAATGCATCATAACTAGTGTAATTAAAAGTAAAACTGAAAACAGTTTGATTGAAATTCTCAGCATTTTGTGGTAGTTGTATTTCTGGTATTGCTACTGGCAGATTTGATTCAATTGAAAACCTAACAACACTCATAAAATACTCATCACCACAAGCTAGGTAAGGTATCGTCCTCGTATCATTGAAATCAACTGGAATAGGTCTAGTATCACCATTAGAACTTAATTTATCATTCGTAATGGCTACATCTAAGTATACATGAGTTGATTTGTTATTAACATTAGTTGCAGGATTGCCGAAAAGAGACATTTTTTAAACTATAATATAATATAGATTGTATTATATATATTGTATATTATTTTTATAAGTATTAATTTATATTTATATATTTATTTTTTTATTTTTTTTGTATATATTTATTCTATTCGGTTAAAACAAAAAATAAAAATATTTGTAAATAATAATAAATATCAACACCAGAACTAATTTATAAAATGTCTAGAAATTTTAATGATGATTATAATAATGGTAAAGTAAAAGAGGCTGAGGTATTTAATATTATTGTGGATTATTTTGATGATAATATTAAGCAATCAAAAGAGCGTTATGCGTCTTGCGATTTTGTAGGAGACAATAATTTATATGAATTAAAGTCTAGAACAAATAAATATAATACATACCCTACTACAATGATAGATACTTATAAAATTAATAGTAATAAGAATATTAAACCATTAATAATTTTATTTAATTTTACAGATGGTTTGTATTATATCAAACATGATATTGAAATATTTAAAACTTTTAAACGGGCTATGTTTCAACGAACAGGTAGGATAGGCACTTATGATTGTAATAAGGAGATGGTATGGATACCGATAGATAAGTTAATTAAGATTAAGTGAAATAATGGCGTTTTTGTATGATTAGTTTGATTTTTCACGGTAAATTTTGATTTGTTTTATTACTGTATTACATTTATTAGTGTTTTACGTTAAAAATAAGCTTATTTTTAACGTAAAACACTAATAAATGTTTTAAATGTAAATAACTATATGAAATTTACCGTGAAAAATATAAAATGTAGAAATATAATGACAAAAAAAACAACTTAAAGATATAATAAGTTATAATAAGTATAAATAAGTCATAATAAGTTATTTAAAGATGCCTATCGATTATCAACTAAGTAAAGTATATACTATTCGTAGTCCTAGCACTGTTAAATTTTATTTAGGAACTACTGTTAATCCATTAAGTAAAAGATTTTCTCAACATAAAGCAAATTATAAATTATTTCTACAAAATAAATATAGATATACTAGGTCATATGATATATTAAAACTAGGTGATGCTTATATTGAATTATTTGAATCTTACCCTTGTAATAGTAAGGAGGAATTACACAAGCGCGAGGGTGAATTAATTCGATTACATAAAGATAGTATTGTTAATGTAAATATTGCAGGTAGGACTGTTAAAGAATATGCAATAGAGGAAAAAGATAAAATAAAAGCTTATCGTGAAATTCATAAAGATGAAATAAAAGAACAGCAACAAAACTATCTAATAGTAAATAAAGATAAAATTAAAATACAAAGAAAAAATAATTATGAAATTAATAAAATAGAAATTTTAGAAAAAAAAAAAGATTATTATCAATCTAATAAAGATGAAATAATAGCTAAAACTAAATTAAGATATATATCTAAAAAAAATCATTCAACATCTAATGATGAAAGCAAATAGCATTGCTTTTCATCAATAATGTACTGCGGACTGGCAGTATAAATTGTAGTCCATCTACTACCACTACTCAATTTTTTTATTTTTTTAATCTCTTTTGTATCTAGACCAATATATTTTTCTAGTAAGTAATTTATACCTTTCGCAGAACCACTACCAAAGAACACTGTTATAAAATGTGCTTCATTTAAAATGATTCTAGTCTCTTTACCATTAGTAGCCAGATGATTAGTTATTAGACATGTAGTTTTTGTATGCCTCCCAGTCTGTAATATCTCATTCAATAACTTATATACAGCATCACGCATATGTTTATCAGGGATGACGTCTATATCGTCCATAACAACCAAACAACTCTCAAAATCATCAATGCCTAATGGATTAGATATTAATGAACCATCAATACGTATTCTTTGTATATATTTCAATGAGTCCAGAGTTTCATCTTCTTTCAAAGCAGAAAATATATATACGCTTCTATCTTTATATTTTTTTTTATATTCAATTATATAGTTTTTTGTGTAGTGGGATTTACCAGCCCCAGACGGTGCAGTGCAATAGCCTATCTCTCGCTCCTTCTCAAAATTTGGTAATGGTTGAAACTTTCCAGCATCAACAATCATATAATCTTTTTTTGGATGCTCTACTGCTTCTGCTTCTTCTTTTGATGCCAGATAGATTTTTTTATTTGTGCCTTTACCACCTTTAATAATGGCAACAGGTCGTCCTACGTCTTCGAAATTAAATGATGCCATTTATAATTTACAATATAATGTATTTAATATATAAAGATAAAAAAAATGAAAATTTTAAATCTATATTTTATTTAGTAAATATTTGTTTTGTGTTTTACAAATAAAAATATAATATTAATATAATATAAAATAAAATATATTTCCAGAATCAATTTATAAAATGTCATCTTTTGAGGATTCAATCAAAGAAAAGCTTAAAGCTAAAAAACTAAGTGATAGTTCAATTAATTTATACTTACGAAATTTACGTAGGTTAAATGGAGGTGCTGAACTCAAAGACTTTAAATTTTTAAACAAGGTTGATAATGTTTTAAAGCAACTAGCAGATTTAAAACCCAATACTAGAAAGGGTTATTTGATATCGATAGTTTCAACTATCAATTGTTTTCTAGATAATAAACCTATACAGGTATTAACTAGTAAATATTATAAATTAATGATTGATGAGGCGAAAGCAATTAGTGATACACCAACTAGTGCTATGAGTAGAGAACAAAGCGATAATTGGATGACATTCGATAATGTAAAGAAAGAATGGGAGACATTACATGAAAAA